GTATTAGATGTAACAGACACTACTGCGGCAACTAGTGCAAACGGTGACAATGGTGCGTTACGTGTTGAAGGTGGTGCAAGTATTGCAGGTACTGTATATGCAGGAGGATTTAACGGTAACTTAACTGGTAATGTAACTGGTACTGTAAGTGATGTTAGCAACCACGATACTAATGACATTAGCGAAGGTACTACTAACTTATACTTCACTAACACTAGAGCAAGAGGTGCATTTAGCTCAGGTACAGGTATTAGTATTAGTGCTGGTGGCGAGATTAGTGCAGACTTAGGCTCAGTAACTGCTGGCACATCAGAAAAAGTAAAAGTTACAAATACTAACACAAATGCTACATTCTTCCCCATATTTGTAGATTCTGCAGGTAATAGCGAAACAGTATACAGTGATACTGCTAATTACACATACAATGCAAGTACTAACACACTGACAGCATCTATCTTTAATGGTACTGCTACTCAAGCTGAATATGCTGACTTGGCAGAAAAATATACTGCTGATGTTGCATACGAGCCAGGAACCGTTGTAGTATTTGGCGGCGGCGAAGAACTAACATTAACTGATATTAAAGGTGATCGTAGAGTAGCAGGTGTTATATCTACTAACCCGGGCTTCTTAATGAACAAGGCACTAGAAGGTGACACAGCAGTCGAACTTGCATTAACAGGGCGTGTACCATGTAAAGTTATTGGTCGTGTACAAAAAGGAGACATGCTAGTAACAAGTGCAATTCCAGGTTATGCTATCGTTGATAACGATCCTAAACTAGGTACTGTCATTGGTAAGGCTGTTGGTACTAAAGACGACGACGGCAAAGGTGTTGTTGAAGTTGTTGTAGGACGTTTATAATAAATATAGTAAAGCGGAGACGAATATGGCATTAAGAACTATTAACCTTGGATCAGTAGCAAACGACGGCACTGGTGATGATTTAAGAGAAGCATTTGATAAAGTTGTTTTTAACTTTGCAGAATTAGATGCTAGAACACCAGAAGCAACTACTGTTTTAAATCTTGGCTCAGGTGAAGGTTTATATGCCAGTAAAAGTGATGCAGAGTTACAGTTTAAATCACTAGTAGGTGGCAATAATGTTACACTAACATCAGATGCAAATGAATTAACTATTGACGTCGATGCAGGTGTAACGCAATTTGTTGTTGCTGGCGATACAGGAAGCCTAACTGTAACTGAAAATACTACATTTACTATACAGGGCGGAACATCAATTACTACCACTAGAGATGGTAACAATATTAGAATCGATTCTAGTGCGCTAACAAGTTTACAAGATGATCCTGCTCCTAGACTAAGTGCTGGTTTAAATGCCGACGGATTTAACTTAGGTAACGTTGGTTTAATCAATGCTACAACCGTTACAGCAAACTTCAACGGTAACTTAACAGGCCTAGTACATGGTGTCGATGTTAGGGATCTAAATTATTATAGGGTATCTGAAAATAGCTGGAACTTTGGTAGTATATCTAAAACTCCTGTTACAAACTTATGGGACTTCTTGTTTGCTACAACTTCTGTAGATTTTGGTAGTATAGCAGGCAATAACGTAAATGTAAGTTTAGATCTTGGCACAATCAACATCTAATTTTTCGATAAATATTGCTATATAAAGGAAATCCTGTATGGCATTGTGGACAGCAAAAAATAATATATTACTGCGTAATATTGAAGAGGGTAAGACACTTCGAGCAGCAAAAATCGGCGAGAGTCGTTCAGCTGAATTACTTCCTATTGATTTAGAGGTTGATACAGACGCAACACTTGAAGTCATTAGTGGAAGTCTACCCCCAGGACTCCAAATAAAAGAAAGAACAATACAAGGAACTCCGTTAGAAGTAGCACGTGAAACAGAATTTAAATTTGTTATACGTGCAAGTAAAGACGGTGTTATAGACGATAGAACATTTAGAATAAGTGTTGCTGGAGCCGATAAACCTATATGGGAAACTAGTGCAGGATTATTGCCTATAGGTAATAATGATACATTCTATATGCTAGACAACAGTCCAATTAATTTCCAACTAATTGCTAACGATAGCGACATAGAAGCAGGTCAAGTTTTAGAATACTTTATTGCTAGTGGTGACGGCGAACTTCCGCCAGGAATCGAATTAACACCAGATGGTAGATTAGTAGGCGTAGTAGATCCAGTACTTGCTATTGATGTACTAGCAAATAGTGGATATTATGATAGCAATCCGTATGGCACATTTCCATTTGATTTTGGCGTAAGAAGTGCTAATGGTTATGATAGTTTCTATTATGATACAGAATTTTATGACAAAAGTATCGCTACTAAGTCGCCAAAAAAATTAAACAGAAACTATCAATTTCGCGTTAGTGTAAGTGACGGCGATACTATTGAAAAACGTTTATTTAGAATATTTGTTGTAGGTGATGACTTTTTACGTGCAGATAATACAATTATGCAAGCAGCTAATACATTGTTCAGCGCAGATGCTTCGCATGTTAGAACTCCTGTTTGGTTGACTCCAGCAGATCTAGGTTATCGTAGAGCTAATAACTTCCTTACACTTTATTTGGACGTTATCGATTCTAGCTCTCTTGTAGGTTTTGTAAATTATAGTCTACAAGATTTTAACGACGACGGTTCACCTAGCGTTATTCCTCCAGGAACAGAATTAGACACAGGCAGTGGTGAGATTGCAGGAATTGTACCTTATCAACCAAGTGTAACTAAGGAATATAAATTTACAGTAAGAGCAACACGCTATACTGATATTCCTAATAATTCTAAACAATTAAGTTTTACAACATACGAGGAAACATTTCCTCAGGATAGAACTCCTGCTAAGAAATTAATTGCCAATCGTCAATATCAAATATTAACAACAGAAAATACAGACTTTACAGAAGTAGGTGCAGCGGATAACAATATAGGTACAAATTTTGTTGCAGCGGGTCCTGCAAGTGGTGTTGGCACTGCAAAACAACTTAACACATATATTTTACGTATTAAAAAGAATCCAGATTTAAAACAACTAAAAAACGAAACATTTAATATCAAAGGAACAATATTTGAAATAACAGATATTAACAATGCTAATCAATTTTACGATGTAATTACATTGTCTAAACCATTAGATGCTTATCTAAAAGCCGATGTAACGTTTACTAAAACTGTTGTCGACGGTGCTAGAGAAGATACTAATTCAGCTTACAAAGATAAAACATTTACTATTAAACTTCTAGGAGAAGTAGATTCAAGAATTGTTTGGAATTCTCCTGCACAAATTGGATCAATTAATGCAAACCTAGTTAGTACATTTAGAATAGATGCAACTACAAGTGTAACAGGTGCGGTAGTTCGTTATTATAAGATAGCCGGTAGACTGCCTCCAGGATTAAATCTTGCACTTGACGGAGAAATATTTGGTAAGGTCCAACAGTTTGGAGAAAACTATTACAGAAGTTTTTGGAAGACCGGTAGAGATTATGTAGCAAATGATATCGTCAAGGTAGGAACAACAAAGTATAAATGCTTAATTGCACACACTTCCTCTGCAGACTTTATTACTGACAGTGCTAAATGGGAAGAATATGCTGGATTTACAGTTTCAGGTTTATCTGTATTTGATAATAACAATTTAATATTAGACGGTAATGTAACAACTGTAGACAAAACTTATACATTTACAGCACAGGCTGAAGATCAATTTGGATATAGTGCAACTACAAAAATTTTTACAATAGCAATTAATGATCCAAATGATTTAACATTTAGTAATTTAATTGTTAAACCTTTCTTACAACGAAGTGAAAAATTCTTATATAATAGTTTTATAAGTGATCCTGTTATATTCGACCCAGCATATATTTATAGACCAAACGATCCTGAATTTGGTTTACAAAAAGAACCAAAAATGTTAATTTACGCAGGTATTGAAAATGTAGAAATGAAAAACTTTGTTGCTGCCACTGCAAAAAATCATAAAAAGAAACAATTTAAATTTGGCGAGGTTAGAACAGCAGTAGCATATGATCCAGGCACAAAGAATCCTGTATATGAAGTTGTATATGTTGATATAATTGATCCATTAGAACCTGAAAATGGAAAAACTAAGCAATCTATAAATATAAAAACTAAAAATGATAGACTAATAAACAATATACAATACGAAGACAAAGATAATACATCAGATGTAGGGGAAGGGGAACCTTACAAATTTAGACCTATCACAAATACAATAAAGATTGATAGTGATGCAATAAGTATTGATGAAGATAAACAAACTAAAAAATACATTAGTAATATTACTAATATGCGTGATAGAATACAAGACATAGGCGTAACCGACGGTAATTTTTTACCTTTATGGATGCGTACACCGCAACAAAACAATATCGAAGCCTTAGGTTATACTCCAGCAGTAGTGCTTACATATTGTAAGCCGGGAACTGCTAACAGTATTCTATTAAATATAAAAAACAGTGATTTTGATTTTAGCAAAATTAATTTCACCATAGATAGATACATAATTGACAGTACAAAGGGCAATAGTAATGAGCAGTATATACTATTCGCAAATTATGACTTTAATATTTAACGAGATAAATACTGCACTAGGAGAAGAATAATATGTCGGATGTACCAGCAAACAATCTAATTAGCACTACAGATTTAGATACAGAATTTCCTGTACCGGGTCAGGATAATGATTCACAAGGATTTCGTGATAACTTTACTGTAATAAATGATAACTTTGGTTCTACAAAGGCGAGATTAGAAGACTTAGAAACTTATACTGTAAGAAACGAAGCAAATAATACATTTTTGCCTTTAAATACAGGCGGAACAGCTAGACTTGTTAATCCTACACTACAGAATCAGACAGAAGTAAAATACGATATTGGTAACGTAGATACAAATGCTACTATTAAATTTAGTGGCGAAGAAGCCGGAAACTATCAAACTATAATTCTAGGCGGAAATACTGAACTAACAATCGATGCTACATCTGTACCTGATTCAGGATACTACGGTAAAATTATTCTAGATATATCAGCATCGGGCAGTACTTATAATCTAACTTGGGATAATAGTCTAACTATTAAATTTGATGACGAGAGTGAAGACTTTTGGAATAGAGATACAACTGGCGAAAGCACTATAGTTCCAGGGTCAAATTATATTATTGAATTATGGACTTACCAAGGTTCAACCACCTACTTTGCGAAATATGTAGGAAGTTTTAACTAATGCATCCATTATTTGAAAACACACAATCTTTATCCGACGCTGATATAGAAGAAAAGGTTATGCAACTTAACCGTAAGTATTTTCAAACACAAAATTTACATCTAAGAGAACAAATTGCTAATCTATTAGATGATTACAAATTAGAACTAGAATCACGTAGAGCTAAACAAAAATTACAAGCCCAACAACAGCAAGAAAATGGCGAACAAGGGCTTGACAATCTTATCAAAGTATCATAAAATACACGTATGCTTATGAAAACAGATGAACTAGGTATTCCACGATTCTCTAATCGCGATCTCGTCAACATGATCTATAGTGGTCATGCGGATAAAGTACACGTTGTACTATGTGATGCAAATGACGATATAGACAAGTTCAATGCTGCTATGGAAGAGCAAGGCTTTGATAAACTACAAAAGTATATTCCATTAGATGTAGATCAAAAGACTTTTGACGGTGTATGTCAAAGTGAATGGTTTATGCCTGAAGAATATAAAAAAATTGATGTTAAAGATTACTTGTTAGAACAACTACGCATTAAAGGCGGTTTTAAGGATCGTGCAAGAGCACAGGTTAGTAAGACTTGGTATCGCTGTTTAGAAGAACTAGACGCATACGAAGCTCGTGATATGATTCCACTATTGCAGTATATGATCTATCTTGTAGAGTTTATGCGTAGCAACGACATTGTATGGGGTGTAGGACGTGGATCAAGTGTAGCAAGTTATGTTCTGTATTTGATAGGCGTACACAGAATTAATTCAATCCAATATGACCTGGACTGGCGAGAGTTCTTAAGATAAATACGTACATAACTCAATAGGAGATTAAAAATGGCACTAAAAGGTAATGCTAGAAAAACGTATAAAACTATGCGTGGAAAAATGGTTGACATGGATCAACTGG